CGCTAAATTTTTAGTGCATAGTGCAAAATATCCTGATGGTACTGCATATTCAAAATTACCATGACCATTTGCATCTGCGTTACCTGATGAGATTGAAAATGGTGCATTACCAAAATTTAAAAGACATTCTCCGACTCCAGCCGCAGAAAAATCAGAAACAAAGAAAAATATTGGATCACCATCATCAAAAGGATTGTAACTTATAGCACCTGTAACACCTCCTGTTTTTGAAGAACCTGATGTTGGGTCTCCACTATTTTGAAAAGTTCCATTTACAGAAATATACATTTCATAATTATCCATATCTAATGCTACTCCAACAATATCATTATCTGAATATCCACTACCATAAGAAGTTGATGGTGTTCCATCCTCTAGTGAACCACCTGCACCATACCCCACTGCATATCCTGGATTATTATCATACCAAATTGGATTTGTTAAACTTAAAGCATCAATCCCTTTTAATTGTCCACAACCAATATATAATGCACCTGCATCAGTCGCTTTAAATTCTGCGTACCATTTTCCTTTTGTAACTCCAATAGTAGAACAAGCTATTGCTCTTCCACCAGGTGCAAATTTTAAATTACCCTCTGCTAAAGAACCATCATTATAACTTTTATTTCTAACAAGAGGATTTAATGTTGCAAAATTATTACTGCAGGTATCAGTGGATTGATCAACAGATGTTAGGTTGTTCACAGTAAAGTCGTTATTATTACCAGATACATCATTTCCTAGAGCAGAACTATCTGCAAAATCTAATCTATATCCGTTTGTGCCATACGTTCCAACATAAGCTATAGGCTCCCAGATATTAGTAACAGGATTAAATGCGCCAAATGACGTTGGATCTAATGCAGTGCCGTCAATAACAATTAATTCTGTTATATACCCATCAAAATAATCAAAACTATATTGACTTCTTCCTATATGATTAACATTAGCTGTTCCAAAAACTGAGTTAGTGTCTTGATTCATATAACCAGCTTCGTGAAAAGAAGTTACTTGTGTTCCATTCACATATAATTTTTGTCTATCAGATGCTGTTCCTTGTGTTGTATCAAGTGCATAAACAATGTGATACCAAGCACTAGGGTCTCTAAAAACTGCGTTTGTTACTAAATTATGAGCTGTGTTACTAATTCTGTTTGATACATTTAATCTTTCACTACTATCAAAAAATATCTCTACTTGATTTGAGCTACTTTCATATATTTCAAAAATTGTAGGAGTTCCACCATCTATTAATCCTTTTTTAACCCATGCACTAAAAGTAGCAATTTTTCTTTGTGTTTCACCACTTGGTGTAAAGGCTAGATAATCTGAACTACCATCATTAAACCTACACGCATTAGCAATAGTTGTTTGAGGAAAAGCTAGAGGCCATGTAGATCCTGATTGAGCTTCAAACTGACTATCTAAAGACCATACACCTGAAGCAACTGTCGTTGTTGGTGTATTTATTTTTCCTATGATTCCGCCGTTATTCTGGTCCATTAGCTACTCCGTTTCGCTCCATCAGTGGACTCCTATGCGTCGTCTATAGATTCATATGATACGAATAAATCTAAATCAGAGGCAGCTCCTGCTCCTCCTTTTAGAACATCTGATTCCATTAAGTAGATTGGTGTGTCTAGTAAAACCAACGTTGAGTCAGCTGGCACTGATATTGTTTTTGCAATAAAAAAAGTTCCTGATGTATCAAAATTTGAAATACCATCTGGAGTAAAGTTTGCTTTTGTGATTGAAACAGTTACATCAGCTGCATTAGTTCCATCAACGTTTGCGACTGTAATTCTGTTTATTTTTACAACTTTGTTTGAAGCAACTGTCATTAAAGTTGTTGTAGTAGTAGCTGATAAATTAAATCCTACCGATTCACCTTTAATACTTGTTACTGATACTATATTTGGGTTTGCCATAATTTACTCCTTTTATCCGAATACGATCGCCATTGCAATAGCTTTTCCTGTTGTAATTCCACTAGATGGTGTTGTAAAACTTAGTGTTCCAGATCCATCGGTCTGAAGAACCTGACCACTAGTACCATCTCCTGCAGGAAAAGTCAAAGCATCAATAGTTATTGTTCCTGAGCCTTTTGGCTGTATGGATACACCAATGTTAGTATCTCCACCAGATGCAGTCAGTGTTGGCTTGTTTCCTGTAGCCGCGTTTGCGTATGTTATTTCATTAACCGCAGAACTTGTGGCTGTTAATTTAAATAATTCATTACCGTTTGTATCTAAAATAGATGTTCCTATTTTGGGTGATGTTAATGTTTTATTTGTTAAAGTTTGTGTTCCTGTTAAAGTTACATCTCCAGCAGGTAAAGTATCTATATCTGGATTAGTTCCATCATTTGCAGTTGCAAATACAATAGCATCACCTTTATTATCTGCTGCAAAAGTAAACGAATCACCACTTCCTGATGCATATTTAAATTGAACTGTGTAAGCACCTGATGTTGAATTTCTTAAAAAATAAAATGTTTGAACATCTAAAGGTATTGTTACAATTTGATTTCCTGTAATAGTTCCTGTAAACTCAATCATTCTATGCGAAAGTTCTGCATTTAATGATCCATCACTTACTGCTAAAGCTGTAGTTTGTGCTCCACCAGCGATTGACTTAGCAATATAACCACCAGATATTTGTTCAATAATTTGTAAATTAGTATTAGTTTTTGTTCCCCATGTACCAGCATTTTCACCGGTTGCCATTAGTTCAACACCAAGAGGTGTATATGTTGATGCCATAAATTTATCTCCTATGCAGCGTCAGTATAACTTGTATTTGATCCAGTTGCAACATCAGAATACGATGTATTCGATCCTGTTGAAACCCCACTATAAGATGTATTTGAGCCAGTGTCAACATCCTCATAATGAATAATAAATGGAGATCCAACAGAGGCTGTTATTTCAAAACTTTGTAATCCTACAATTTGATCAGCAATATCAATAGAACCCACAGAGGCATTAAATGATTGACCTGTGAGACCCATAACTTGATCTGCTGGATCAATAGTTCCTACGCTGAAACTTGCAGACAAACCTGTAGGTGTTACAACTGCAGAACCTCCTCCAACAATTACACCAACAGAAGATGTTATTTCTTGACCTGATAAAGTTACATCTTCATTTGGAACAACAACGGATCCTAGAGAAGAACTAATAGAAAAACCAGTCGGTGCTATAATAGTTCTTGTATCTGCAATTACTGATCCTAAAGCTGAAGTAATAGCATTACCTGTAACAGATACGTCTTCATTTGGAGCAACAGCAGTTCCTAAACTTGCAGTAAAGCTTTGACCTGTTAGACCCATTACTTGATCTGCAGGTGTGATAACACCTAATGCACTAGCTATTTCTTGATCTGCTAAAGTTAAACTTACATCAATAACATTTGTGATTGATCCAATATTAAATGTTGAAGACACACCTGTTATACTTGGTGTTACATCTATTACAGGAGATATTGATCCAACATTAAATGTTGAAGATAATCCTGTTACTTCAGCTGTTACGCTAACTGCAGTAGATACAGATCCAATGCTTGCAGAAAAAGAAACACCAGTTGGGTCAACTACAACTGCATCTTTTAATTCGCCCCACTCATCTTCACCCCAAGATTTTGCACCCCAACCTACTTTTAAAGTTGTAGCTTCGTTCCAATTAGCCTGTCCCCAGGTTAATCGGCCCCATCCTGAAGTAACGTCGGGCACTTGACCCTCCTTACGCTAATCTAATGATTGCGTTACTTGCGTCTGCTGCTGGAAATTGAATTGTGAATGTTCCGTTGGTTGCAGTTTTATCTGAACCAAAGGCTATAACTGCAACAGCTTGAGTAGTCCCAGAACCACCATCTGTTGTCGTGTTATAAATTAAAGCACCGTTTGCTGTGAAAGAAGCTGATGTATAAGATACGTCAGCAAAATCTGTGAATGCAGTTGTTGAAGATAAAGACACACCTTGATTTGTTAAAGTTGCTCCACCTGCACTATATGCAGATCCAGATGTGTTTGATATTTCATTTGATGTTGAATAAGCAGTTGTAGATGCACCTAAAGATGCAGAACTTGTGAATAATGCTATTTTAAAAGTGTGTCCACCTGATGAATCAAAATCGTGTTTACCTTGTAAAAGTTCTTGTTTAAAACTTGAACAAATTGCTGATGTAATTGCCATAGTTTATCTCCTATTGTCTTGCTGAAGGTATCGGTATACGTACAGTTCCGTCTGTGTAGTCGTCTCTTTTACGTCTACCAAGTTGCTCTGCAGCAAACTTCTCTATTTCTTGTTTATACTTATTTTCATATAGTGTCAACATATCTATTGGACCTTTTAAAAATCCATATGCTTCTACTAAACATGCATATAATAAGCCATTTGGAAAATATTGGCTAATATAAGTCGTTGTATTTGAACTAGATAAAGGTGTTGGAACAGCCTCATAATGAATTTTAAATACATATGTAGTATCAGGTGCAGGAGCTAATAATAATGTTCCTGAAGTAGTGTCTGTTACACCCGTAGCACCTCCAAACATAGCATAATATTTTGGTTGACCTCTTTTTGCAGTTTCTGTTGAAGGCACATATTCTTGTAAATAAGATTCGTCTTTTTTTTCTAACCATCTATTAGCACCAGTTGAAGCAGACGTAGAATCATAAACTTGTACACCTTTTACAAATAAAGTTTGTGCTGGAACGTTAATTGTATTTTGACCAGTAACTAAATTACCAATAGATTGTTTTTTATATGCATCAATTGGAACATCTCTTAAAATTCTAAATTCTGCATCTTCAATAATTCTATTAATAATAGCTGCAGTTAATACATTAGCAT